TACGTCAGGTTCAGAAGGTATGCCCTGTGATACAAGGAACTGTGTCAATGGGTCTTTGTTATCGCCACGCACAGTGCGAATGTAAAAAGGATTGTGCCTTGCATGTATACCTGATGCTGCATCTGTAAGCTGTGATACTGTACCACTAGGCTTTACACACGTAACAGCAGTGGACTGTGGAATACCTAGCTGCTTTGCTATAGCTTCATTAGTACGCACAGCTTCATCCTTTAGTAAACCTAACAGTACATTTAATCTTTCACCAGCCTTGGATGTCATGGCATTATCCATGATACCTGTAAGAGACACACCAAGTAATCTCTCTTCCTCTGTGTTGTCTTTCCATATCTTACGTAGATACTTAAAGTTAGTTAGCGTGGCTTGAAATGTACCAAGTATTGTAGCCAGTCTAACCTTTTCTTTTAGGGTATCTAATGTGTCACTTTGACGCACCACTACCTCTGACAAATTACAGAACTGGTATGGGCGTAAGATGATCTCACTGCAAGGGTTGCAACCGAAGTCATACTCTGTATCACGTCTACCATTCTTGGCTGCTTGCTTAATAGCTGACTGCCTATTAAAGATACCACGTTCACCTGACTTGCTATCGTACAGAGATAGCCACTCACGCATGAATGTACCCATCTCAGGCTTTACTTTGTATGCAACAGAGTTATTAGCCAAAGCACGTTGTCCCTCATGCTCCCACCACTGACCTGACTTGGCATGTGCCATCTGGTCATCATTTAGATTAGACAAACTAATCAGTGCTGATCTACGTACACCGCCAACAACTACAACTTCACCAATCTTACACATAATGTCGTGACATTCAATGGGGTATAGCCTACGACCTGCTGCATTTCTAAACTTCTGTACAACAAACTCAAACAACTCAACCAATGGCTGTGGACCTGATGCCCTGCCACCAAATGTCTTTAGCCTAGCACCTGCAGGGCGTACCTCTGATACATCCCACTCAGGTATTTGTCCAGAGTACAACATAGCAATAAGTTCTTTCAGTGACTTTGCCCATCCGGGTCTGCTGTCTCCTACTTTTATAACTGTGTCTGTACGATGAAAGTCCTCTGCTACTAAAGGTAGCTTATCTATACAGTTACGCTCTACGCTAAATCCCACACCTGTACCACACATGAGTATGTACATAGTCTCATCAAAGGCACGTGGACTGTCTACAGGAACATAAGAACAGTTGTACCCACCTACGTGGCATCTATCCAGTGCGGGGCCACTGGTCATCAATGCTCTCATGCTAGGCATAACTGCTATATTTAATACTGCCTCTTCTAGTTCCCCTCTTAGTGAATCAGGTAGCTTATAGTTGCAGTTATCACGTAAATGCCCAGCCATATAATCAAAGTATCTTGTGACAGTTTCACTCCATGTCTCCCTTCTCTGTTCATCATCCTTCCAACGTGCATAGCGTGAGAGGGCGATAAAGTTTTGATAGTCTGTAGGTAATTGATTGCTTATCATCTCTTTACTCCGTAATTGTTTTAATGTGTCTAATATCAGCACCTTCTATATCATAGAAGTATTCTTGTATGCTATCTTCTAATTCGTCTCCCACTCGCCCATCGGCTGGTATGGGATATTCTTCTTCATCAATATCAATTGTAATGAACATTTTAACTCTCATAATCTGCCACCACATCTTCCAGTAGCGTATTTAAATACCATTGGGCCTTTTGTAAATCTTCAATAGGTTTACCTTTGTAATCAAAACGCCACATATACTTCATTATGTTACCTTGTAGGTAATATTTAAAGTTTGGACCTAACGAAGCCTGTATTGCTGCAATGCACTCTATACCAGACTGATTATAATGCTTTGGATTATTTACCATATCAAGCACATTACCACTATATGCTTCCTTACCTGCTTGCTCTAGTGCATCTGACTGTGCTGCTGCCTGTTTCATATACTCCTCATGTCTAGTCACGCTGAACCCCCTGTCTTACTGTTAAAGTTTAAGTGAACTACATTACCATCATAGGTCTTTTCTATTTCAAAGTCAATGTCATCTTCATTTATTTCTTCTTCACTGGAATTTACAAAAGCATTTAAAGCATCTCTAAATTCTTCTATACCTTCCATTACAGGAACAGATGCACATACCATTTTACAAAAGTGCATCAACTGAGAATAATCTTCATCGTCACATGGATTGTCGGGCTGAGATATTATACATATATCAACTTGACCCAACCAAACATTATCTTCATCAAGCATAGGGCGAACTCTTATTAAAAAGTCTTCATTATTCACTTGCTTTAACAGTTTATTTTTTGTCATCGTTATCTCCTTTTTACCTTAGTGCCACCAAATCTAATAAATTTAGGGTGTTTGTTTTTACCTTTTTCTTTTAGCCAATCCTCTGGTATGATTCTATCGTAGTATCTAAAACCATATTTTATACACCATTCACCATAGGTAGACTTTGCACCCTTTCTTAGTTTACGTCTACTATTTTCAAATACAAACCTAATATCTAATTTGGGATGTTGTTTTTGAATAGCACGATGTTTTCGTCTATCTGCAGCAGTGAACTGCCCTTTTGTTTCTATTATGATACCATTAGGCAGCACGAAATCTGGTGTGTATGTTCTGTATGCTAAGTCTTCCCACTCAATCTTAATAGCTTCATACAAAAACTTTATCTTTAGTTCTTTTAGATAAGTAGAAACTTTTAGTTCAAGACCACTACGATAACCATACTTTCGTGCTGCCCTAAATTGTTTGTATAAGGACACTATGCTATATCACGCCATAGTAAGCTAGGACTATTAATCCTATAGCGATAGCCACTACCACCCAATGCCTTGAGTTCTTCTTGTACTGCTTTATCTGCTTCATTACGGGCTGCAATAGCATCACGAAGCCCAGCAGTTTTTCGCTCACGATATTCCTTACGCAAGTCTGTAAGACGCTGCTCACATTCTTTAATTTCGTCAAGTAGTGTGTCAATGTCCAATCCTTCATTCATTTATAACTCCTTCCTGTAATTCTACATATCCCACAATAGGTGGGTTCTTTGCCTGTGATTTTACAGCAGGTCTTTCTACAAGAGTAGGAAAACAGCTAAAGCGATAAGAACAAAACTTGCACCCATCGTTAAGTATTTTATTACCTGTCTCCTTTCCTCTAAACTTTTCTGGTATTGGTTGAAAGGCTCTTTCAAATTTATTCTCCTTTACTTTTGTAACTAAGTTTTTTATTTTGTCTACTTCTACATCTACATTGATGTCTTTTGCTGATACATATTTAAAGTTACCGTTTGATTTATTAACTACCCACCAACCACCAACTTTTTTATTAGCTGCTTTTGAGTAGCCAGCTAGTTGTGCTACGTACCCAAAACTATCTTTGCTGGCAAGAGCATCAAAGGACTCAAATTTATTTCTGTATGACCAGTCTGAAGCTGATTTAATATCATCAACTGCACCATCAAGGATAAGGTCATAAGTACCAGAGACATTACTATCGCCACAGTCAAGAGAAACTTTTTCACTGTCTTCATATTTTACCCCCGCTTCTGTTAATAATCCTTTAAACACAGCCTCTACTATGTCACCTATTAACATATTAATAGCAAATGTAGACGGTTTTGGCAATGCTGTATCTGGTTTATTTTTATCAAACCATAACTGACAAGATGGCCTACCTACATTAGACATTCGTAAAGTAAAATCTTTTTTTCTATCAGAAGAAAATTGTCTTTTTACTGCATCCTTTACATCGTCTGCAACTCGTTTTGCAGTCTTCTCAGAGAAGGAAGCCTCACCAGAGGCAACCTTTTCCAAGAACTGATGTACAGCTATTTCAGCTACATGCTGCATTATGCTACATCCGCTTTTTCAATATCAATAAAAGCCTCTACAGTCTCAATCTCTTCATCAGACATCTTAGACCTAGTATGCTTTTCCCACTCAGAACAAATGTAGTCGTTGTAGTTTTGCAACCATGCCATGAAATCAGCAAACAAATCCTGATCTGTTTCTTTTATCTTTATATCATTCTTTACATCCAAAACGCATGAAGGTACGTAGTAAACAGCACCTGTAGGTATCTTCTTTTCTTCCGTAGATAAACTAATGGTGTGCTGAACAGGAAGCCGTTGCATCTTTCCTAGTTTAGTAAACGGCTCACCCATCGTTTTAAATGCATCACGATTATCTATCTCCCATATAAAAGGTACATCTACACACTCTGCAGCTTCACCAGACTCATGCACTGCACCATCCATAGTAATAGTTCCAAAGATAACTCTAACTCTCTTGATCTGCTTAATTAAATCTTTCTTAGCTTGTGGTAGAGAATCAAAGTCCTGTATGTAACCAGCAGGTTTACCACAGTTAAACGTACCCATATTATCTTTCATGTCTGTCACCATATCAGATGCCATAATAGTTTTCTGATAGGTTCCAAGAGGCTCTCCGGGCTTTGCCCCAGCATTAGAGTGAAACCTTTTATACATAAACCTCTGTGCAAAAGGACGTATCACTGCATTTTTAGAGTAGACAAAACCATTTGATGGAATATCTAAACGATAGCTTCCACCATCAACAACCTCTACCTTCATGGATGCACCATCAACAATCTTCTCACCCATAATACTTGAGTGCTGTATCTTTAATCGTGCAAGCATATTAGTTTTATGATCTGGGTTAGAATCAATATTCATACCCATCATTTCTGCCATTGCAGAAAAATTATTAGTATCTATTTGTGCTATATTTGCGTTCATAATCGCTCCTTTCGTTTTTAGAAACCATAGTTATATCACGACACATCTTTAGTGTCAAGCCAATTTGGACCTATTTTTGCCTCTAAAAGTAAAGGCACATTAAAAACTATTCCCCACCTTGTCGTTATCAGTTCAGGTAATACATCATTAGTTTTATTTATAACATTGACAACATTAGATTCTTCTTCTGGGTGTACATCTATTACTATACTATCATGCACTGTGTTGACAACACAAGATTTTAAATTCTTTAATAGTGAGTCAATATGTAACAATGCAATAGGCACTATATCAGCAGTAGCAAAAGATTGAACAGGATAATTTTTTATCTGTGTAAAATTAGAAACCTTACCACTTGCATAGCGTTCCATGTTGGGAAAAGAAAATTCTCTACCTGAAGGTGTCTTTATTAGTTCAGTTGTCATAGCTTCTTTAGCCAGTTTGGTATGCCAATCTTTGACTCCTTTGTATTTTTTTGTAAAGTGTTCATAATATGCTGCTTCCGCTGGCGTTCTCCCAAAGCCCGTTGCGCCATAAAGCGGTGCAAACGTGTGAGCCTTTGCAGTCTGGCGATCCGTAGGTTGACCAGCATCACTAATAACTTTAGCGGTGTATGAGTGTACATCAAATCCAGTAGATACTTCTTCAATAGCAACTCCATCTTGGGATAGATAGGCAGCAGTGCGAAACTCAAGCTGTGCAAAGTCAGCTTCCATAATCTTGCCGCCATCAAATCGTGACACAAATACTTTCTTTACAGGAAACGTGCCGCCACGTGGCATGTTCTGCATGTTAGGGTCTGCTCCACTAAACCTACCAGTAGCAGTTCTGTGCTGTAGCAA